TGATTGAACAGTTAAAGCGTCACGAAGGCGTTGTTAAAACTAATGACAGGCATGTTATATACAAATGTCCTGCTGGTTTTTATACGTTAGGCATTGGTCGAAATGTAGATGCAAACGGCGGCATTGGGCTTACAGATGAAGAGGTAGATCATCTTTTAGAAAATGATATTATTCGTACAATCAAGGAGTTGACACAAGAGTACGATTGGTTTGGTCAGCTTGATGATGGCGCTAGAAAGGATGCAATTATAAATATGCATTTTAATTTAGGAGCAACAAAATTTAGGACATTTAAAAATGCTATTGAGCATATGCAAAAAGGTTCTTATGCTGAAGCTTCTACAGAATTTTTAAATTCACGCTGGGCAACACAAGTAAAAGGTAGGGCTATAGAAGTAACAGATCAGATAAGGACGAATAAATACTAATGTCTGATCCCTATCTATTTAATTGTACTGTAGTAAAAATAATTGATGGAGATACTATAGATGTCGATGTTGATTTGGGTTTTGGTTGTTGGGTTCGTGGCAGTGCTGGTCGTATCCGTCTTTTCGGAATCGATTGCGAAGAATCTCGCACTAGAGATCTGGAAGAAAAAAAATATGGACTACTTGCAAAAGAGTTCGTTAAAGAATTCTTGCCAATAGGATCGCAAGCAATTTTAAAAACGCACGAAAAAGGCAAGTATGGCCGCTATCTGGGAGACTTTCAGGTGGATGGACTATGGCTATGCGCTAGTCTTCTGGCTCATCACCACGCTGTACCGTATTACGGTCAAAGTAAGCAAGAAGTAAAGAAAGCTCATCTTGCCAACAGGTTAAAGGTAAATTTAGATGTTAGTTAAATACAAATTTGCTCCCGGCGTAAACAAAGAAGGCACAGAGTATACTGCCGATAGCGGATGGTATGACTCAGATAAAATAAGATTTCGCAAGGGCCGCCCAGAACAAATAGGTGGGTGGCAAAAGTATTCTTCTAATACTTTCCTTGGGATATGTAGATCTTTGCACGATTGGAAAGCTGCTGCTGCTACAGACTATCTAGGACTTGGCACTACTTTAAAGTACTACATTAGCAGCGGTGATGCTTACTATGACATAACTCCTATCAGAGCAACCACTGCTGCTGGCGATGTTACGTTTTCTGCTGCAAATGGTGATGCAACCCTTACCGTTGCAGACACTGCTCATGGAGCGCAACAAGGAGATTTTGTTACTTATTCTGGAGCTGTTTCTTTGGGCGGTAATATAACTGCTGCTGTTCTTAATCAAGAGTATCAAATATCTTCTATCGTAGATGGTAACTCTTATAGGATAGAAGCAAAGAGTACAACAGGATCTGAGGTTGTAGCGAATGGTTCTGATACAGGGAATGGCGGGTCATCGGTAGTTGGGGTATATCAGATAAACACAGGTCTTGATACTTACGTTCCTTCTACTGGATTTGGTGCAGGCACATGGGGTTCTTCTGCTTGGGGTGGATCTACTGCTATAAGCTCTGGCAATCAATTAAGACTTTATAGTGAGGATACCTTTGGCGATGATCTTATAATAAATCCAAGAGGTGGAGACATTTATTATTGGGATGAAAGCGCAGGTCTTACAACTAGGGCTGCCACATTAGCAAGTAATGCTGATGCGTCAGACTGCCCAATTGTTTCTCTTCAGATAATGGTATCTGATACAGACAGACATACTATAGCATTCGGGACAAACGCTATAGGGTCAGCTTCAATTGACCCTCTTTTTATTAGATGGTCTGATCAAGAGAATCCTTTCAATTGGACTCCTACAGCAACAAATACTGCGGGAGGAGTTACTATTCCTGCTGGGTCATTTATTGTTGGGGCAATTAAGACTAGACAAGAGATATTAATTTTTACAGATAACAGCATTCATTCTATGCGTTATTCTGGATCTCCTTTTACATATCAATTTTCCTTGATTAGTGAAGGATTTTCTATGGTCTCTCCCAAAGCTGCGACTAGTGCGGGTGACGTTGTTTACTTTATGGATCGTGGTGGATTTTATGTTTATAACGGAGCCATTCAAAGAATGACTTGCTCTGTTCTTGATTATGTATTTAGTAATATAAATCAAGCCGAAATATTTAAAGTGTTCGCTACAACGAGCGTGGATTTTTCAGAGATAACTTGGTTCTATCCTATAGGGACTGGGAACACAGAATGCACCAACTATGTTACATATAATTTTAAAGAAGACTCTTGGTCTGTAGGAACTCTGGACAGGGGTGCTTGGATTCCAGCAAATACTAGAAACTTTCCAATCGCTGCCTCTAATATTAGCACCACTGCAAGCTATCTATATTTTCATGAGCGAGGGTTTGATGCTGATGGCGAGGCAATGAACTCTTATATAGAGTCTGGAGGAATAGAACTTGGAGATGGAGAACAGTTTATGTTTATGTCTCGGATGATTCCTGATTTTGAGTTTAAAGGAACAGCTAGTTCGGCGGCTATAGATGTTACATTGAAGGGTAAAGAATTTCCTTTACAAGATGCACAAACATTAGCTTCTTCTACAGTTACATCAAGCACCGAGCAAACTTTTATTAGAGCTAGAGCAAGAGAGACTATCGTTAGGATACAAAGTACCGGGACTGGGTATGGTTGGACTCTTGGTGATCTTAGATTTGATATTAGACCTGATGGGAGAAGGTGATGGCTGAACAAAGATCTGTTGTACTTCCTATTGCTCCACCACAGTATGACTATAACAACGAGCTTACAAACAGAAGAACAGTGGAAAGATCTTTCCGAGAAGTTCAAGATACGATAAATGTTGTAGCTGATAAAGAAGACAAGGATGCTTCTCTTGCTATACGGAAATATCATTTCATGTTTATGGGCGCAAAATGACAGATGTTATAAAAGTCCTCGGTCAGCTTGATGCTGCTGCCACTACCACTGAGGTCTTGTATACAGTTCCTGATCTTACTGTAACAACAATAAGTTCTTTTGTTGCGTGTAATCGCAGCGGTTCTGCTCAGACTTTTAGACTTAGTATTCATGTTAATAATGCTGGGGCAGATAACAAACAGTTTTTATATTATGATAAGCAGATAAGTGCTAATGACACATTGACTGCTGTAATAGGTATAACTTTAGGACAAGGCGATGTTATGAAAGTTTACTCTAGTTCTACCGATGTTAGCTTTAGTGTGTTTGGAGTGGAGACAAGTTGATGAACAATACGATGAGGCCGTTACAGGCGAATGCAGATCAGTTAGCAAAGTACGGTAGGTACGGTGATTCGATGTTAGTTCACATGAATCCTGCTGAAGTTCAAGGCATAGCTTCTTTGTCCCCTACAGGAAGATTAACAACTAATCCTGTTACTGGTCAGCCGGAAGCTTTCTTACCTTTCTTGGCCCCTCTTATAGCTCAGTTTGTTCCCGGTGCTTTAAGTGCAGTTGGTCTTGGTGGCCTTGGTGCAGCCGCTGCTGGAGCGCCTGCTTTGACTTCAGCAATAACCTCTGGGTTAATAACTGGTGCTGTAGAAGGTGATCTTGAGAAAGGCATAATGGCTGGTATTACAAGCTTTGGTATGGGTAAAGCTTTGGGTGCAGCAAGTGATGCGGCTAATTTAGGTAGTCAAACTGCTGAGGTTGCTAAAGCAGCTGACGCTGTTGATGTTGCTACAGAGGCTTTGGGCACTCAAGCTACTCCTACACTGGGAGATGCTCTTGTTCCAACAGATCCTGCTGTGGCTCAACAATTTGGTATAGATGTTATGTCTCCTGAGCAAACTAATTTTATTAATGCTGCTGGTAGATCTGAAGCTGCGAGACAGGCTCTTGATACAGGAAGACAAAATTTAACTGGGACAGACAGAATAGGATCTCTCTTTACTAAAGAGGGTTCAAAGGCTGGATTGGAAGCTTTTATGAAGCCTGAATCTATTTTGCCAACAGCAATTGGTGCTGGTAACTTGGCACAAATGGATGCTATGGAAAAACAACAGGCTATAGGCAGAGATCAGGAAGCTAAGAGACAAAGAAGAAGAGACATGGATAGAGGTGTATTATCTGGTGCAGCTCAGTTTGCACAACCTAATAATCCTTTTGCCGGAGTATTTAATAAACCCGGACTAAGAGCGTTTGGCTGATAGGAATTTATTATGAGACAAGAAGATGAAGAAGGCATAGCTCAATTTGATCCTTATGGACGAGCTGGATTTGGCGTGGGACAAGTTCTTGGTCGTGACGCAGCTAAAAGACAACAAGAAATTTTAACTGGTAGTTCATACTCTGCAAACATGCCTCCTCCCGGTTATCGACCGGGATTTGATCCTGAGTATCTTTACTTTGGCGATCCAAGGTATTCAGACTATGCAGCTCTTTTGCCGGGTGTATATGGTGATGGGTATCAGCGCCCCGGAATGCCTATAGCCCCTACACCTGTAGCTCCTGCACCTGTTGCTCCTGCTCCCGGCACTCCTGTTGAAGGGATAGATCCTACCACAGGGTTGCCTCAGTACATTGATGGGAAATTTAATCTTACTCCAGCGGATGTAGACAATGCTATGGGTCTTATTCGTTCGGGTCAGTATGACATTAATTCTTTAGCCGAACAGTTAGGCGTGCCTCAAGCTGAAGCATATGATCTTTATAATAATTATTTGTCTGATACTTTCGGTTTAAACACTTATGATCGTGCTTATGATCCCGGTTTGAATCTTGATAATCAGGCTATTGAGGCGCTAAACCAGCAATACTTTAATGTTGCTAATCAACAAGGCTATAGCCCAGAGGAAATGTCTCGCATATTTGGAAGACCTCTAGATCAGACAAGAGACTATTTGTCAAAAGGATATTTTAGTGACATTCCTGTTGATGCAGATTACAGCACAGATGAAGCGCAAAAGGTTTATGACTTGTATAAGTCTGGGCGTATAGGTGCTACAGGAATATCTAATTACTTTGGGATTCCCTCAGATGATGTCCAAAGGATTCTTGGAGAAATAGACACTGCTGGTGGCATTGTTGCAGCCCCCTCTCCAGCTACAGATAGTAAAGTTGACACTGCTCCCGCTGTCACCCCAATTGAAGATATTAATCCATTATCAATTGGGTTAGATTTGTATGAATCAACAGGTGATGTGCTGCCAGAAAATCAAATTAGAGAAATTTTTGAATACGCGCAAGATGAAAATATTTCTTATTCACAGCTAGATGAAATGTTTGGACAGCCTGCTGGTACTGCTCAAAATGCAGCGGCTGCTCTAGGTATGGCGGCTAGTGCTGGCGGTATTGTTGGTATGGCTAAAGGCAGTCAGTTCCCTGACCTCAGTGGCGATGGAGAGGTTACTCAAAAAGATATACTGATCGGTAAAGGTGTTGTTGAAAAGAAAATGCAAGAGGGAGGCGAGGTAGATGACCTGACCCTTTTGCAAAAGATTAGACAAAAAATATCTCAAGGCATGATGAATACAGGATCTGATATGCAGGAAAGTGATCGGATCTATAGGGAAGACATGGCTCCTTTTTTAGGAAAGGGTCCGGCTATTACTAAAGAAGAAAGGGCTTTACTTAGATCTGAAGCAGAAAAAGACCCCACTTTTATAGGTAGATTAGGTGAGTTTCTAGAGGGTTTGGGAGAATCTGTGGGTGGTGAAAAAGAAGAAATGGCAAGTGGTGGAGTTGTTGGGTATCAAGATGGCGGCTATGTAAACCGCGATGAGCTAGATAGTCTTATAAAAATGACTAGTGATGCTATTCTTGGTGATGCTGAAAATGCTGATGAAGTTATAGAAACCTTTATTTCTGTTTTCGGAAATGAAGCTTTCCAACAACTTAGAGATCAAGTGCTTCAAGCTCAAGTTCCTGACGCTCAGACAGAGGGAATGATTGAAGGAGAAGGCGGCGGCATGGACGATGAGGTCATGGGCATGATAGGTAATCAGCAACGGGTAGCTGTATCTCCGGGTGAGTACATAGTTCCTGCTGATGTAGTTGCCTCGCTTGGCGATGGTAGCAGTGATGCCGGAGCAGATAAACTAGATACGATGCTTGATGATGTTAGAGTTGCTAAAACGGGTAGAACTATTCAGCCCGGAAAGATTGATGACAGAGTAATGCCTGCATGAGCGAACTTACAATTACTTACGTTGAGTCCAACTACATTCAGCAGATCTGGCCTGATGTAAAACAATACATTACTACAGCTCTAAAGAAAGGCACAGAAAATAAAAGCTTCAAGCCTGACTACAACGCAGATCATGTTCAGTCCTATTTGACTAGCGGAGAATGGTTACTGATAGTGGCTGCGGATAAAGATCAGCACATCAAAGGGTGTGCTACTGTTTCTTTTACTAACTATCCAATGAGCCGAGTTGCTTTTGTCACTTCTATTGGTGGTAGATGGATAACGAAGAAACCGGAATTTGAAAAATTTAAAACATTATTACAAGCTCATGGAGCAACAAAGATACAAGGTCTTGGAAGAGATTCTATAGTACGTCTTTGGAAGCGTCATAACTTTGAGCCTGTCAATACACTAGTAGAGGTGGACATATAATGGGTGGCGGCGGCGGCGGTACAAATACAGTACAACAAACGATACAAGAGATCCCAGAACAACTATCTCCTTATTATGATGAGCTGTTAGGACGAGGAACATTCCAGTCTTTACAGCCATACACACCTTATCCTTATAAAAGACTTGCTGAGTTCTCTCCATTTGAGCAACAGTCTATGGCAGGGATTGGGCAGCTTGCTAATACAGGAACTCCAGAAGCAATGCAGAATGCCATAACAGGCAGTGAGTATATTGCTTACAAAGATCCTTATGCTGAAGCAATAAGAAAAGATCCTATCACTGCTGCTTTAATGGGTACAATTTCTCAAGCGCAACCTGAGCAGGTAGGAACTCTGGGGGATCTTAGCACCTACGATACTTACATGAGTCCTTATCAGCAAAAGGTTACCGATATAGCTAAACGTGAAGCAACGTTAGCTTCAGAGGCTCAAGGTTCTGACATAACACAACAAGCAGCCTTGGCTGGAGGGCTAGGTGGATACCGAGAAGCCATCATGCAATCTGAGCGTGAACGTAATTTAAACCAACAACTATCTGATTTGCAGTCTCAAGGTGATCAACGGTCTTTTGAGTTAGCACAAAGGGCGTTTGAGGCCGACAGAGGCGCAAGACAGTCTGCTGCACAATTAGGCTTACAAGGGTATGGTGCGCTTCAAACAGACCTTGGACAGCGTATGAGAGCCGCTCAACAGGCTTCTGACCTTGCTTCTCAAGATCAAGCAATGGAAATTACGAGGCTTGCTGAATTGGGTAGGGCTGGTCAAGGGCAACGAGGATTGTTGCAGCAGAGCTATGATGTTGGTTATCAGGACTTCTTAAGACAACAAGCATTTCCTGTTGAGCAATTGTCTCTGTATAGTAATTTGGTTAGGGGCTTGCCTATGCAGCCGGGAACTACACAGATTCTCTATGGTCAACAGCCTACAATGGCACAGCAATTATTGGGTAGTGGTATTGCTGCTGCTGGTTTATATGGGGCAACTCGTTAGGAGATAGAATATGTATAACATCCTTGAGGTTGAGGATAAGATAAAGGGTTTGCCTGATCAGGCTTTGATGAAAGAAGCCCAGTTTCCTAGCGGCGATGTGCCGCAGTTTCTTATTGTCTCAGAATTACAGCGCAGAAATGAAATGCGTAAGTCTTATTCGGCTATGCAAGAGCCAACGCAGACTGTTCCTGTTGCCCAACAGGTAGTGGCTGAAGCAGGTCAGGGCATTGCTGGAATGATGGGTGGTAATCCAATGCCTATGCAGGCCCAAGCTCCAATGCCTATGGCTGCCCCTATGCAAGCTCAAGCTCCTATGGCTGCACCCATGCAATCTTCTATGCCTGCTCCTATGCAACCTCCTATGCGGCCTCCTGTGCCA